ATTCATATGGTAAGCCCGCCGTTGCATAGAATGTGTAAACAGAGTTAGTGGTGGGAAGTGGAACATAAGCAACTAAAATACTGCCTTTGTGATATGGCGTGCCTGCTACGCTTAGCTTAATACAAAGCTTAGCCCGAATCATACTAAAGTTTCTCAATTTAGCCCGCACGGTAGGATCTTTAAAAAAAAGATCCCAAATACGTAGGCTAAAATCGCTTGTTGTATTCATCGGTAAAGCATTACTCGAAATCAAAATTGGCCTCGAAAGAAAATTTCCGAGATCGGCATCAGTTTCACTGAAGATTCCTATTTTCTTAATACGTCCCTCCATGTCATAAGTGTCTGGCGCACCATCCATCTCGACAACATTAACGTGCTGATCCTTCAACTCGCCATCGACGGGTTCTGGTACAACTTCGGGTAGAGATTGCGTAACAATCTCACCACGCTCAATACTACGAATACGGCGCACCAAAACAGCAATAGAAGATTTAATAGCCATCATTTGCCCAAAGGTCTCGACGATTATATCAATACGATTTCGCTCAGAAGAGTTAAGCAAGTATGCGGGAGTTTCACTATAAGACATAACATCCTCTAATGTTTTAAACTCATCGCCGATTGACTCTTGCAATTTTAACAAACGTCCATTCAATTTTTGTACTTCATCTAAATATTCAATATATAAAGTGGATTTTGCGAGTGGAAAAATTGGGGGCAATACTTCACTCAAAATATTGTCTCCTTGGGTTATTGGGACCCTGTTTACCGCCTTGCCACTAAGGAAACCTCCTAACCACAGAGACAAGTAATCAGTAAAAGTATGTGGTTCTTCCTCGGGCACCACAATTGAATCTCCGACATGAATCTGTCCTTCGTACAGATCCTTGTAAACATCTGCTATTTGGGGAATATGGTTCGCAATTTCATCTTCTAAAAGATCGAATTTGCGAGCGAATTCAACAATATATCTCTCCCGCACATTAGCAACTTGTTCAGGAGGTAGATGAAACAACAACTCTCGCAGCATCGCTGTAAGAGTTCCCAACATCTGCTTGATTGGCGTTTCATGCTTAGATGGCAAAAACCAATCCATGGATCGTTTCAAAGAGTCTGGTGCCAGAGCTGCCACACTTTTATTTGCAAACCACTTACGTTTGACAAACCTTCGCTTAAGAAAACTAGTTTTCCGAGGAGTAATGAACTCGCTCTCAACGGCTCCCTTCGCAGCAGATGTAAATGTCATGGATGTTTCAGTCTCTATGAATTTAGCGTATGCTACATTATTCATATGATTGCTGTATTCGCTCTTAACTGAAACTAACATATCATCCCCATAGATAAGTGGACGACATCCGTGGAAAAACTTGTCCACCGGATATGCAGTAGACCAATGACTGATCAATAGAATGAGTCCACGCAACGAATTATCCTCTGCTGTTCCGTATTTCCCGGACGGTTGATAACCAGGGACGATAAACATATCTCCACATACGTTCACTATTGGATAGATTTGATCGGTTAAGACACCAGCAAGTATCTGCATTGCACTATCGTTATACCCCATTCTTTTACAAACGTTGTAAATCACAGATGCTGACGCAATGGCTAACTCAACAGGCATCATCTGGTCATATCCACTATAATCTCCTTCCATCCATTTGTCAGAAAATGATATCATTTCTCTCCAGATAACTTCTCCCATAACATGCATATTGTAACCAATAGCAGTACCAAATGCTTCCGGATATTGAATCATGCTGGAGAAAAAGGGCCCTAAAAACATGCGTTGAACTATCAAGCTCGGCAAAGTTGACGTGCAGAAAACTCTAGTTTTTCCTGCTACGACCTTCTCAGCCAGACGCGGCTCATCCTTAAGCTGTGCTTCGAATATATTAGGAATACCATCTCCATTGAGCAACTGTGTCATGACTACTTCAACATCGGCAATTACTCGAGCACATGGCACAGCTTTTGGTTGATCTCCCTGAAAATAAACTTTCTTCTTTCCTGGATAGCCAAATCCTGCTGCCGTTGACAGATCCATTTTCCGCACGTATGTATCATCTGGAACTCCATTTATCGCCTGCTCAACGGTCAGTGGATTCCACTCAACTGCATCTTTGGACACGAAACTGTAGAACCGCTCAGTGAGAAACTTAACAATTGGATCTAGCTTATTCAAATCCATACTACGCTTGTTTCGAATAGTCTTCTCTAAAAAAACATTGTACGGGTTTAAATATGTGGAACCTTTTCCAATTCGTGACATAAGAGGTGGCAAATAGTTCTCAAACACTTCCGATGGAAACAATTCGGAAAACACACGTTCATTAAAATCGACTAAAACGCTAGGTAGCAAACTAGACTTTTTGTTCATCATAAC